AACGATTGACACAAATTTTAGAACAAATTTATGAACTTTTTGTTACGCCTCACATGGCACGCGGCAAATGCCCAATAGACAACGTTTTCTTCTTAAGACACTTGTGGACTACACCACTACTACACCAATTTTTTGAGCCTTGGTATGACAGCCGCTCAATTCTAATTCCCTCGGCCTATATTGTAAGCTAGAAAATATTGTAGAGTCATGTTTGAAAACATGGTTCTTAGTGTCTTCTTTCTGTACCCAAAAATGTGGGCTAAAGAGGCAGAAATTACTCCCATATATGTCATTCCCAAATCACTACTTATGTTATATAATATAGTATGTAGAGGGGAAACATCTGTATTGGTGGTTCTTATCACCATTCCATATTTTTTTACCCTTGAATTCTTGCATATATAACATAAGTCGAAAGGAGAAACAATGAAAGTTACCCTATCCAGAATTACCGTAGACCCGGAGTTCGCCGTTGAAGAAGCGGCATCTGTATGCTACAAAAGCGACCCTATGCCTGATTTCAAAATCATGAGGAGTTGTTACAACAGCAATCACCTTTCTGTTTTTGAGCATGTGTCCTTCACCTTTCTGATCGAAGGCGTGAGCCGCGTGCTGCTGGCTCAGCTTACGCGCCACCGCATCGCGTCCTTCAGCGTTCAGAGCCAGCGCTATGTAAGTGCAAAAGAAATGTTCGATTACGTTATTCCTCCCAAAATCATCGCACTTGGCAAGGAATATGTAGAAGAATATCAACGCCAGATGGAAACTACACATGAGTGGTATAAGAAATGGCAGACTCTCCTCGGCGGAGAAAAAGAAGAGAGCAACGAGGATGCTCGTTTTGTCCTGCCCAACGCTGCTACAACCGTGATTAAGATGACCATGAATGCACGAGAGTTCATGCATTTTTGCAACGAGCGTAAATGTGCGCGTGCCCAGTGGGAAATCAGAAAACTCGCAAACCTTATGAGCGAGGCAGTTCTTGGAAAGGCGCCCGGATTTGATGGCATGTTCGTCCCAAAGTGTGAACGATATAAAAAGTACCCCTTCTGCACCGAAGGCCGCAAGACCTGTGGGCGTCATCCGACTCTTGCAGCAATCTACCCCAAAGAAAGGAAGAAAGAAAATGTCTAAAACCATTGTCGCCAATCTTGGCCCTTTCGATATCCCCGATATGACTGTCTACAACGACTTGACTCCACGCACGTCTCCTGCTGAAACCAATCATCGTTTAGATGAGATGAATGATTCAATCTCCAGATCCATTTCTCCCAATGATGTGAGTTTCCCCAATGGCCCAACCAACGACCCTAACCAAATCAGCGAATGGACAAAAACCATAGGAGATTATCTCGATTTCACAAAGCTTCCTCAGTCTCAACAGCCGTATGAAGACTATCCTCTTCCTGAGGAGGTTGTAGAAATGGTTGAACACCCTTCTCATTACAACATGAGCAAATACGAATGTATCGATGTGCTCGAAGAAGTTTTGAAAGATCTCGACGGTTTTGAAGGCTTCTGCATCGGTAATGTTATGAAATATTGCTGGCGTCTGAAGTACAAAGGAAAACCTTTGGAGGACGCAAAGAAAGCAGCTTTCTACCTGAAGCGCTGCATTGACTATATGGAGAATGCCAATGAGCAAAAGAGTATATCCTAAGCTTCTTTCTAAAAGTTATTGTACTTTTGAAGATGAGGAACGAGTTTTTCTAGGTGACTGGGATATCCTCTGGTTTCGTACATGGCATTTTTACTTCAAGTGGTTTACAGACTGTGGAGATTGGTTTATCTACTTGGAATGGCGAACTAAAAAAGAAACTTGGTATATTAGATTTTCAAGTGCAGGTTTTATGAAAGGAAAATATGCTCATGAATAATATCAGAAAAACAAACACACGTGCCCCGCCTCGCTGATCTGCGGTTTGCCTTGAAACATAGAAAGGATTGAGATATGAAAAATGTAATTAAACGCGATGGAAGAGTTGTCCCTTTCCATTCAGAAAAGATTGTTGATGCTATCCTCTCTGCGATGAAGGAGACGTCCTTCATTGACAATACCCTGGCTGTTGATATTGCTGACCAAATAGCCCTTTTACCTAGTGATCACTCTGTGGAAGAAATTCAAGACATGGTAGAAAGCATGTTGATGGGCTCAGAGAGGAAAGATGTTGCAAAACGGTATATCCTCTATCGAGCCGAGCGTACCAAGCAGCGCAATCTTCGGAACGAGATCATGAAGAAGGTTCTTGAAAAAACCCTTGGGCAGAACACGGAAAACTCTAATGCCAATGTAGATGAACGCTCATTTGGCGGAAGAAAAAATGAAGCTGCTACAGTGATTCAGAAGAGCATTGCTTTGGATCAGAATATGAGTAAAGATATTTCTGACGCTCATAAAAACGGATACATTTATCAGCACGATTTAGATCACTACAACATCGGGGCACATAACTGCCTGATGCTAGACTTTAAGCATCTGTACACCCATGGCTTTAAAACCAGAAATTGCGATGTTCGTCCTCCTTCCAGTTTTTCAACTGCGTGTCAGCTTATGGCCGTTGCGTTTCAATTGCAAAGCCAATGTCAATACGGCGGCGTTGGAACTGTACATGCTGATTACGATCTTGCGCCTTATGTGAAGCGCAGCTTTTATACTCATATTACAGATGGAATCAAATATCTTGAAAATCCAGATAATGAAGCTTTAGAAGAAAGCGCGTACACAGAGTTTAAAGAAGTATGCATCGAGCATGATTTGTCCATTGAAGATGAATTGTTTAACTTATTTCCAAAGGCAAAAAAATATGCTATGGACATGCTTGAGCGCGAAGGCCGTCAGGCAACCCAAGCTCTTTACCATAATCTAAATACTCTGGAAAGCCGTGCTGGATCGCAGGTTCCTTTTACTTCTATCAACTATGGCCGTGATACTTCTCCTGAAGGACGTCTCGTCACTAAATGGCTTCTTGAAACCAGCCTCGATGGTGTTGGTAAGCATCATGTGACTTCCATTTTCCCCATTGGTATTTTCTCACACAAAAAGGGCGTGAATGCTAATCCGGGAGATCCTAATTATGATCTCAAGCAGCTTGCGATCAAGTCGTTATCTAAACGCATATACCCCAATATTTGTAACAACGATTGGTCAGAAGCGCACGAAGATCCTAATGATCCTGACACGATTTTCAGCACCATGGGTTAACACAATGGCTCATGTAAAACCTACTATCCCGTTTGCTTGACGGGGGTGGCCATAATGGCTGCTAACGGTGAACGCGCACAACAACACCGTCAAAACCTGTAAACACAGATTTGCTAGAGACTATCGAAAGCTAACCACATAATCTGATACTAAGCAGATATCAGAAAAGCGAGTAGAGTAGGCATGAGATAAGCACATGCCCAAACGGTAGGCTGGTGAAAACCAGAAGATATAGTCCTTGCCTCTTGAGGCAAGTGTAGAACAATGATCGGCTACGACCGAAATGGCTATGGTTATAATCGTGTAGGTCGTGGTAACAATAACCCCATTACAATCATTCTCCCCAAACTTGGCATTGAGTATGGCATTTGCCTTGGAAGCCGCAGCGAGCCTGATCTTGAAGGTTTTTGGGAAGCATTCAACAATACCTTAGCCTTGGTTGAAAAAGCCCATCTTGAGCGTTTTGCCATTTTGGCAAAGCAGTCTCCCGCAGCAGCGCCCTTTATGTACGAAAACGGCGCAATTAAAGACGCAGACAAGTGCATTGATAATGTATTTGAAGCGCTTAAACACAATACCTTTGCAATTGGCTTTATTGGTGTTGCAGAGATGTGCGAAGCTCTCTTTGGTGCAAACCATGTCAATAGCGAAGAAGCTCGTACATTCGCCTATCAGGTTGTCAAAGCAATCAACAAATTTGCTTCTGAAGCGAGCGAACGAAATAACCTGAATTTTTCATGTTACGCAACTCCTTCAGAAGGCTTGTGCCATACAGCACTAAAAAATCTCCGTGCACAATACGGCTCAATCCCTCACATCACAGATCGCGAGTACCTTACAAACTCATTCCATGTGCCTGTGTGGGAGAAGATTTCTATTTACGATAAGCTTCAAATTGAAGCTCCTTTTACTAAGCTTTGCACAGGTGGAACAATCACATATATCGAGTGTGAATCCACCTTTATGAATAATCCAGAAGCAATTGAGTCTATCATCAATTACGCAATGGAACTTGATATCCCCTATCTTGCTTTTAATTTCCCCATTGATACATGCAACGATTGTGGATATCAGTCAGAATTCGACGCAGAATGCCCTGAATGTCACGGGCAACATATTACGCAGCTCCGCAGGGTGACAGGCTACCTCAGTTCTGATTACCGTCGTTTTAACGATGGAAAACAGGCAGAGGTGAAGGATAGAGTCAAGCATTCTTCGTACACCAGTATGCATAGGGAGTGATTTCTTGACCGAAACCTATCCTAATCTTTCTGGTGTTAACTTTGAAAGCTTTGTGGATGGCGAGGGCGTGAGAGCGACCATTTATTTAAGCGGTTGCTCTCACAACT